CGAGCGGCTGGCTGTCGGCGCTCGATTGCGTCGCGTGGTTGCCGTTGCCCGATGGGTCGTAGAGCGTGACGACGGAGGCGGAGGAGGCGAGGGCGGTTACGGTTATGTAGTCAACGTCAATATCCGCGCCTGCGTCTGTTTGTAGCCAGAGACTGTCGGGTACGCCTGACGCTAATACAAAATCAACGGTGAAGACCTGAAAAGTACCATCCACATTCAGGTTGTATCCACTCGGCGAAGTGTCTCCATTGTTGGTTACATTTGCGCTAATCGAATACGTTGTACGGTCAAAATTGCCATTAGTTCTAATCCTGAAATAAGACGGTGAACCGGAATTTAATCTGGCTCGGACAGAAACACTGATTCGTCCACCTCTGGCAAACACATAGGGCCTGTTAGGCCCTCCGTAGCCCGCTGATGTGTCTATATTCAAATAACCATTGGCAGCATCATGTGTGCTGACCGAATTATACGAATCACTCCATCCGGTTATATCTGAGGTGAATTGGTCGTCGAACGTAACAACATCCTCATTCGCCCAGCTCACATGCGCCCCGACGGCAATCTCAGCACCACATCCTCATTCGCCCAGCTCACATGCGCCCCGACGGCAATCTCAGCACCCGTAAACGCCCGGTGCGCGTCGTCGCTGTGGCGGCGCAGGCGGCAGGTGGGGTTGATGACTGTTCCGACCGTATCGCCCGAATTGGTGATGACGCCGGATTTGCAGCCGAGGTCGGTAAGCGAATAGGCGGCGGTAGCGGGGTGGCGGTCAATAAGGGGCGTGGATACATCACCCCCCCCCTTGCCGATATACTTACCCAGCCGGCGGCCTATGTTGCGAGCCACCTTATACATTTATTTATCCCGAGAGATAATGACCGTCAGCGACTCCGACCCGCCACCATCCGCAATGACAACCCTTACCTTGCCGGCAGGCAGGCGGTTAAATGCACGGTTCGGTTCGCTCGACGATAGAAGAACGTCCGTATCAGACGGAGTTGGTTGTGTTACATCACCAAGAGGGGTCAGCGGCGCATATTGCAGCGTTACGCTCGCATCGTCCCAAGTCCCGCCGGCATGCAACACGCCTTCGCCTCCGTCCCAGTCATAAGTGGTCCCGGTCCCGTTGCTTGCGTCTTCTGCTAATACAATTGCGCGTGCCATTTCAATTCTCCTTAGCTGCTAGCCTCAAGCCCGAGGTTCTGAAGTTGAGCGGTAAGCGCATTCACGCGCGCCAGCAGTTCAACGCAGAATTCCTGGAGTTCAATTACAGTAGGGGTGTCACCGTCGGCAATGGTAACAGATCCGTCGGCGGTTATGCCAGGGTCGTTAGCGGTGAAAGTCACCGAAAGGTCGGCCAGGTTGCTTTGCTGGGCAACCGGAGTTGCGCCAAAAAAGCCGACGTTACTTTTTTTGCCGATGTGTACGCCGCCGGCAGACTGATCTATATCAATTTTGGATGCCATCTTTTAATCCTTTTCTTTTTCTCCCATCTTGCGGGGTTGTTTCTTTTTGGGCGCCACTAAATTCTTTTTGAATCGGCGGCGCTTGCGAGGCTGGTTACTGGAATAGGTATCAAAAACAAGAACCTCCGCGTATTCATGGTCTTCAACGCAGAGGCGCTTGAACTCGTTCCGGCATGACGGAGGATCGCCGGTCATGACCAGACTCCAGTCGGACCCTTTAAGTCCAAGAACGAATCCTTGTGCGCTCATACTACCACCCCGTATTAGGACGAGACCAACCGCTTAAGCGCGGAGGTGTTTCCGGTGTTGTAGCCATACCAGCATTCCAGGATGGCCTTGCGGACGCCGGCGTCATCGTCGTAGAACTCGCGATAACCAATGGTCAGGCCGGTCTCGGCGTGCGAGAAGCTGCGGTAAATGCTACCAGACGAACCGCCGCCGGCCGGGGCCAGATAACGATTAACAATTGCCATTGCGCTTGGACGAGCAGCAAAACCAACGAGATTTTCGGAATTAGCCGGAATAGCGGTGCACTTGTAAAGCGTGAACCCGGCAAGCTGCGGCAGTTCGCCACGCGCAACAAGCGCAGATCCATAAACATCCGCACCAACGACAGCATCCTTGAACAACGCATTGTAGTACGTCGGCCCAAGCATCAGGTTACGCCCGAACATCGGCCAATTTGCCGCATCACACGTGGACTGAATGTCAACGACATCATCGTGGTCAAACGTGCTCGCGGCGCCGGTAAACGCGGCGGAACTGTAATTGGAGTTTGTGACCTGAGAAAGGATGTCTTCAAAAACATCAATCGCAAGCTGCTGGCCCTTTTCCATGCCCACGTTCTTAACGGACATGAAGCGGGACGTGCTAACATCGTTGTCGGTAACATACCAAGAAACGTACTTATGCGAATCGAGGGAAACCGTCGTTTCACTCAGCGTCGTGTCCTGAATGGTGTAATCGCCGCCAGCGGTCTTATCCGCAGCGTCGGTCGGGTCTGCGGTAAGCGGAACAACAATGGACTCATTCCGGTTCCCGATTTCTCCTGAAAAATCAGTCGAAAACGCGGAAACGGGCTTGAGGATGTCCGCCATAAACCGAATGGCGGTATTACCTACGGTTACGCCGTAGAGGTCGGAATCAATCGTGTTGGCCATATATTAAGCCTCCTTGAGAATTTCCTGATAAGCCGTCCAGTATTTGTTGGCCTGGGGGCCTGACAGGCTGTTATACGTTTTAATGAACTCGGCGCGTGTGGCCGGCTCCTTGTCTGGGTTGACCCGCTCCCCGTCTTCCGGGTCCGGGTTGCTCGGCTTGTTCGCCAAAGCATAAGATTCGAGAAGTTCAGCCCGGAAGTCTTCCACGCTTTTCCCCTCTTCGATTGCGGCAATAGCCGAATCAAGCTTGTTGTGCGCCTTGCCAATCGAGACGATCTCAGCCGCAATCGTGCGGTTGTCCTCGATAGCCTCGTCTTTCTTGGACACGGCGTCCAACAGCCCGTTGATTTCTTCGTCCTTGGAGTCGATGACCGCCGTAAGTTCGTCAATTTTGGCCTGCAACTCCTCGGGATTCGGTCCTGCATTCTCAGGCATTTTTATCCTTTCGGTTTTTGGTTTCTGTTTAGGCCCGTTGCTTGCCATTGGCAGCGGCCTGTTCTTCTCCAAGGTTCGAGCAATCGACCCTTGAAATTCTTTACGCAGCGAAGCGGCTGCTTTTGTGGCTTTGATTATCTCGTCGGCAAAGCCCTTTTCGACCGCCTCCTCCGCAGTAAGCCACGTTTCGGCATCCATAAGTTCGCGAACTGAATCCTCTTTTAGTCCGGTGCGTTCGACATAAATATTGACGAGATTCTGCTCAAACTTCCGCAGATCCTCGCTAATCTTCTCCATTTCTGCGGCGTTTCCAACCGCCAACGTCAACGGGTTGTGCACAAAAACAAAACCGTTGTCTACAATGCGTACAGAATCACCGGCCAGCGCAATAACGCTCCCCATGCTGGCTGCATACGCATCAATGGTTACGTTGACCTTCCCGTCGTGCTTGCGAAGTGCATTGTAAATGGCAAGACCGTCGATAACTTCCCCGCCGGGCGTGTGGATGGTCAAGTTAAGATCGCGACCCTTGGCCCGGTTAAGATCAAAGATAAACTCCTTGGCGGTAACGCCCCACAGGCCGATTTCTTCGTAAATGCTGACCTCGGCAGGGGCATCATCCTTAGTGGCCTTGATGCTATACCATGACGTGCTTATGTTCATACTGTTTCTGTGTTCGGTGTTGGTTCGTTGCTCCCGTACAAGAATGGCATAATATCAATTCCCCTGGATTTCGCGTATTCCAGATCCTTTGCAATCTGGTCGACAACTTCCTCATAGTTCTCCCCGCGTTCCTGAACTATTTGAGAAGGTGCCTTAGTCGTCATCCGCATTTCGTTTTCAGCTCCCTTTGCCTCTTTCTGCGGATCGATCCACTTCCACCCACGGAACTGCCATCGGTGTTTCAACAGTCTTGGCAAATCTTCTGAACTGAAGCTCCTGAATTCCGGCCGCAGTGTCTGGATCTTCATCCATTCTTCAAGCATCGGATCAAGGACCGCATCGCGGAACTGCGATTGGAGGTCCTGCCATGCGTCGACGGCATCCAGCTTGGCTTCGCGTGCGGTGCTGTAATTCACATTACGCAAATCGCCGGCAAGCATGTGGTACGGGATATTCAGTCCGGCGCTGATGCTGCGCAGGATACTGGTTGTATATTCGTCGTACCCGGTTGGCGGGTATCCAGGATCGAATGGTGTAAACCGCTTTGTCCCGATGTCCTCAAATTGGCCAGCCTCGATATCGATGAAATTATCTCCGTCGATTGGGCGGCCCGTTTCTGGGTCGATAATATCTGCGGTATTGTCCGTTTCAGATCCGCCATACGGAACAGGCATATCATCGTCTAAGTCGTCATAGAAAAAACCCATTTTAGAGCTGGCAATCCTGGCCCCCGTCAGAGTTGCTTCCTCGTATTTATCCAGCATATGCAACCGCTGTATGGGCGATGCAAGGAGTGTTATTCCGCGACCCTGATGTGGTCTTTCCGGAGAGAAGTAATGCAGTATGCGTTCAGCCGGAACCCTGCGGTACTTGTGCTGCGCTTCGGTTTTAAATGTTTCGTCACCGGCCTTGTCCCGGACAAAATACGCAACCGGAATCCAGTCTTTATCGTATTCTATTCCCATGCTGATGCGCCGGGACTCGTCACTAAGCCCCATTGGGACCATATACGGCTCGAGCAGCCGAAAAGAAAACTTTGTCTCGTTGCCGAACCCAGGAAGAAGCTCAATAAAAATTTCGCCATCAACGATGCGCCGCCGGTTCACTAACTTGCATGCCTGCCGGAACGATTGATAACGGCGCCGTATGTCGCTGCTACGGGTAAACTTATCCCATTCCGCAGCAATCAGGCGGTTCGTCGCCTCTTGCTCAACTCGCCCGTTGTTAGTCCGCGTAACCCTGGGGACAAGCTTTACCCCACCTGGACCAATGACATTTTGTTCAACAAGATACAGGCACCGGCGCACAATATCGTTGTTCCGTTCCAAGTGCCGGGCGCGGGCGCGAAGACGTTCCGCGTTCATGCTCACGGTTGAAAACTGCGTATAATCGCAATCGGGGAGGTCGTTCAGTAGCCGGCTAATTTCGGCGCCACTGTACGGTTCAGAGCTCCCACGGGGTTGGATTGCGTTCCCGTGACGATCCAGCAGGGTGACAAAATTGTTTTTGACCTTCAGCTTCATCGAAATCTGGCCCCTACAATTTTTCGACTTGGCTTGCCTCTGCGGTTGTCTTCTAGGGCCTGCAAGTGCTCGGCCCTGCGGCGCCAATACGATATGGTTTTACGCAGATCCGCTTCGCCCATCCGTGACAGGCTGCGGTCCTTAATCGAATAGCTGGACGGTTTACCGGATACGCGAGCGGCTAGTTCGGCCTCAGCGCTTTTCAGGTAGGACTTGGCATCTAGCAGATCATTGCCGGTCGCTGTTTCGGCAATTATTTCAATTGTCCCGTTATCAACCTCAAACGTGTCCGTTCCGTCGGTGACGAACAGAACCCATGCATATTTCCCCGCAGCCCACCCACCAGTTGTGGATGGTTTCGCGTCGACAGTATATGTCGTTCCGCTGCCGGTTGTTGTGACGTTTACGGGCGAAAGAGAGTCGCTGAGGAATTTGTAGCTAGCTGTCCACGTTGACGCATCGTAACCGGGAATATCACGTTCCCAATAAACGGTTGTGTTCGCTCTGATCTTGCTCGGTTCTGCCGCCATTCAACCTAAAATATGCATAAAAATGCTGCATATATGCATAAACGTCAACAAAGAAGAGGGGGGGGTGTTAGAAAAAATGCAGCACTTAAAATCCCTTAATCCGGCCGGCCCTGCGGCGGACAACGCGTCTTTTTGCCGGTGGCTGGACCTCGCTTTTTTCGGCATTATGCATTGATATGCGTTGCTTAATGGCGCTAAAATCAGGATTTAAGATTTTCAGTGCCGCATACGCATACACACGGCAATCAAGGGGCTCGTTACGCTCCCGCACCTTGTGCCACTCCTTGACCGGGAACCCCTTGTTGTACCGGGTTATCAACTTTTCAGCGGTAAGGCCCTTAAAGTAATGCGGGTCATAATGGCTGGGGAAATGCATGTACCCCGGTCCCGGATCGGTCATTCTCAGGCGCTCATAAATTACCAACTTTGCCTGACTGACCCCAATCATATACGGTTTGATCCGGTCGCGTTCGCCCTTCTTCGGTTTGGCCGGCAACTGCCACAATGGCGCAGAAAAAACATTTGCCCCCTTGAACGGCAACCACCCCCGCCGCTTCTGCATTTTGTCTCGCACCCAATCGTAAACCGCCGCCTGTGTGTTCCCATCGCCGGTGTCGATTCCGCCAACGGGAACATCTATCGTGCGACCAGATTTCGTCTTCCATTCGGTGGAAAGAAAATCGTCAACCTTGTTCCACGTTAAAGGGTTCTCGGGAGATCCGTTGAATATCTCATACGCAAGCGACCATGATTCCTCACCCTCGCCCCAGCCGACAAGTTCCATTTCAATGCGGTCGTGCTGCACGTCCGCCCCCCAGGTGGCGACCAAAACAGGCTCGGGCACGGTCACACAATCTCCGTCAAGGGCAACAACCTCGGCCCGCTGAGACAGCGCCTCCGAATCCACGATCTCCCCGGATTCTTCATAAGTCTCGCCAAGGCGCGTGTTTTTCCACGTCTTGATTTGTTCTGGGCCGCCCTTGCGGGCTTTTAAGAACTCAATGACAATTTCACCCCACGATTTCCACGGGCTGTAAAGAGCACTAATATGGAAACTGGCAACACCGCGAAATTCACGCTCGGCAATCCATTCGCCACCGGCAAGCATCTTGTATTTATGCTGCTCGCGGTGCTCGAACCCGCATTCCGGACACTGATAAACGGGGTCATCGGGTGTTCCAAGATTTGAAAAATCGACACGCTCCCATTCAAGCACCTGCTTGTGCCCGCACCCCTGGCATGGAACGAAATACCGCCGCCTGTCCCCAGACAGAAAACCCTTTTCAACCCTGGAGACATCCTTGATCGTCGGGGTTGAACACGCAAAGAAACGGGCATTCCAATACGTACTGGAACGGATCTTGATGAGGTTAACCGGATCACCCTCAGCCCCGGCGCTGGCCGGGTATCTATCCACCTCGTCGCAAAGAACAACACGAACCGGCCGGCTCGCCAACGAGGACGCCGAATTAGCGCCAACAATGGTAAGGTGCCCGCCGGGAAATTTCTTGTGCAGCATCGTACTACTCCCATCCTTTACCCGTGCCAGAATCTTATCCCGTAACCGCGGGGTGTCCCTGACCATTGGCGCCAGCCGGTCCTTACTCCAAGCCTGCCCCATCTCAACCGTCGGCTGCATTACAATGATCGGGGAGGGGTCTTGATCGACGTAATACCCGCAGATATTATTCAATATCTCAGTTTTGCCGACCTGGGCAGCGGACATCCACCAAACTTCCTTGCACATGGGGTCGCTCATGGCATCCATGATCCCGATCACGTATGGAGTCCGCCTGCTTCGGTAGCGCCCCTGCTCCGAACTGGATTCGCGCGATAGACGCCTGTACCGATCGGCCCATTCCGTGACCGTCAGCTTGGGCGGGGGTTTCCAAAGAAGGGAAACCTCGGATCTCAGGGCAGCCGCCGTCATTCTTCAACAACGGCGCATGCCGTGCCATTCTGGGCCATCTCGCTGGCGAATTTGTCCGCCTCTGCGCGCGTCCTCATTTCGCGGGCTCCGCGCCGATAGGGGGTCCAACCGCACGTATTCCAGTACCGCCTATCCCTCTTTACGAACAGTTTCTTTTTCATCTGCCATTTCCTCGAGCACATCATATAAATGTTCCGTTAAAATTTCGCTGATTATATTCGGGTCCCCTTCGGCAGCCAGCATTTGAGCAACAGTAGACGGCAGCGACAACAGACGGGCGCGTGTAGCTGATACCATGTTTCCCCATTCTTCGCGCACGTCGTCCTTGCGCAACAACTGCCCGCGCATGACCTCGTTTTCGTATTCGAGCTTATCCGCCGCCTGCTTGTCCTTGCGTGCGCGCTCATATGCAGGGTCTAGCTGGCCGTCCGCACCGCTGGCCATCTGTTCGCGTATCCGGTTTTCACAACCAGTGATTAACTGTCGCAACGTGTACCGGTTGTGTTCGTTGGGTTCCCCCCCCGCAAGCCTGGCAGTAACCGTTCGCCGGTCCATCCCGGTCATGTCGGCTAACTGATTAATGCTGTACCCGGATGTGTCTTTACGCTTCGCCATATCGGTATCTGAGGCGGTGTGCTTATTTATGCATAAATATGCAGGAATATCGGGGT